AAGTTCAAGGGCAAACTCCGTGAGGGCGTTGATATCAAGCACAATGGATATGTTGTGGGTGCAGGGTCATTGCACGAGTCAGGCAAGTTCTATGAAGTAATCAAAGACATTCAACCTGCACCAATGATGGAATATATTTAACTTACAAAAAGACAAAGAAATCCCCTTCACCATGACCGACCAATGGTGAAGGGGATTTCTTATTTGGCAAGCGCGAGAGCAATGCCTTCTTCGAGAGAGATTTTTGGTTCATAGACTTCAAGCATCCGAGTCGGATCGCCCACGCGGTATTCAACACCAATCGGTGCATCAAGATTGTTTTTGATAGGTGCAAGATAACCTGCTTGCAACATCACCATCTCTGCCAACTCAATGAATGAGGTTGGGCGACCTGAACAGATATTCATTGTTTTCACATCATTGATCACGGCTGCAAAAGTAGCGCCCACGACATCATCAATGTGAACAAAGTCGCGCACCTGAGTTCCTGCGCCCCACACTTCAAATGGGTCTGCCTTGCGCTTGGCGCGTTCAATAAAGGATGGGAATGGGTAATCAAGTGCCTGATCTGAACCGTATCCGCTAAATGGGCGCAACACAGTAACTTTCAAACCTTCAGCTCGTGCATATGAGGCGAGCATTTCACCCGATAACTTCGCCCAACCATAGGTGAAATCAGGTGTTCGGATGTGTTCAAGATTGATGTCAATTTCACGCAGTTTTTGCTGATATTGAAGTCTTTGCAAAAAGATTGGGTAAGCCGCACTTGATGAGAAATAGACAATGTGCTTCGGGCGAGTTCTCAGCGCCCATTGGAACATGTCTGCATCAATGGCAAGGTCAGAGGCAACTGACAATGGGTTTCCCTCAATAGTCATCCGCCCACCGACAATCGCCGCGAGATGAATGACCATATCAAACTGAGTCGAATCGGTTGCAAAGAAGTGTCGAACCTCTTTGCCATTGACCAAATCAATGCCTGTAATCTCGTGATTTTTGTCATCAAGTTGGCGGTGAAAAGCACGCCCAACAAATCCTGCATCACCTGTGATCAGAATTTTCATTCCATCTCCCATTCGTATTCATATCTATCAGCACCCGTCAACAAGACAGATTTTTGCTGATCCACAGCGAAGATGAACCTATCATTCTCATCCAAAGCTGCGCCAATGTGACTGATGGGGTTGGCAGGGTCGAGCAGGTAAGGCTTGCGAACTGACTTGCCCTCAACTTGGGTGTCATAGAACTCGTCATGGACAAAGCAGGAAAATTGGATTCTTGGATAGATCATATTTCGCAGGAAATCTTGGTCTTGGGTGTAATAGTCCGAAATCTCAACCGACTCAATCAAGGCGCGGATGTCCTTAAAAAGTGCCGAGCGAACTGTGAACATACCTGCATTGATGGGGTAATTGTGACCTGTTGGGTGGTCTTTCATAATGTGGGCATCAAGACCTGACTCAAGGAACTCTTCGTGTGCTTTGAGTTCGCGCAAGGAAAGGCGAGCATCGGCATCACGAAAGGCAACGAAGTCATAATCTAACTCACAGGCAAGAAATCGCCACAACTTGGCGGTGTGATCTTCAGGTGCATCTGTGTGAATAAGTCGCACATTGCTAAACAGATTCAGGGTTGAAGTCACCCAGGGTGGAACCGATGCCCCTACAAAAAAGACCAACTCGTATTCATCATCCAAAATCTGTTGAGCGATGATGGCGTTTTTGATTGCACCGACTGAGTACCGCAAATCTGACCCATAAAGTGAGAATGCAATTGCCTGTTTCATCGGCGCAGTTTTTTCAGCAAGACTTCGTAGGCTTCGGATTGAATGTAATTCTTGTATGCAAGAGCATCGGCAGAATAAACTTCCTGTGCGTTGACTGCGACATATCCTTCATCCCATTCAGCTTTTCCTGCAACGGGGTGCATATGCTCAACAATGACATCTTCAAGATAATGCAAAGAGCCTAAATCCTCGCCCAATTTCTTCCAAAAGTTGTCAAGGTAGAGATGCTTCATATTCGGCGGCACCATTCCTTGAAGGGCTGTGACAATATCTGATGTCATCGCAACCATCGTTGGAAGGCGCTTGCCTTGAAGTAGGTCATTGCCGTAGGCAAGTGACGGTGCCTGATGCAACGCCTCGATCAGTTTTGCATCCCAATCGGCGGTGCGTGGGCGGTGGTCATCGCCTAAGAAGGCAAAATACTTGTATTTGTCGGCATATTTGTGTGCCACATAATTGAGTGGCTTTGCCATTCCGCGTGAGTCATTGTTGCAGGTGATCACATAGTCATCGCCTAATTCAAAGACATATTCATCGCCCTTTGGGTCGTCATAATCTACGATGAAGAGCAACTGTGATGCAGATGAAAGTTCATCGTGAGCCGCGAGCAATTCAACGGCATTTTGTGGTCGCCCACGAGTTGGAACAAGCGTGATCATTTCCATCGTGATTCAATCTCCCCTGCTATCGCGGCATATGCTGCCAAGTCTGTAAATGAATCTTCGTGATTAGGTGTCTCAATCAACCGAGCAATTTTGACAAGGCATAAACACAAAGCGACCTGTGAAGGTGTTATCTCAGTTTCAAGATACACGCTCCACAGGTCGGCAATGCGTTTGTGATTTACATACGGCGATCCATAGTTTTTTTGACGATCAGTATGTGTGAGGCGCTTGGCCTCATCTAAGATTTCCCCCCGGTTCATTTCTTATTCGCTACCTTTTCCAAATTCTGTTGCCTTTGGATCAAGCGCCTTCAACACAGGGCCGGCAACTGCTGCCAATCCTGCAACAAGGTAATTCTTCAAAGGTTGATTTGGGTTTGCAAGGTATAAAGCTACAACTGCCGCTGCACCTGCCCGAAGGTAGGTCATTACAATTGCTTCAAGTTTTGCTTTGTCAAACATCATTACTCCTTAAAAGTAGGCTTGCCGAATCCAACGATGAACACAGGCAAGGATGACTTGAGTTTCCCACGATTTTTCTTCTTATAGGCGCGAACCTTACGGCAAACTTGACCACCGTTGCGCTGATCGCCCTTTTTATCAGGTGCCGTGTTGCCTTCAATTGTCACTACAGTTCCATCATCTCGCACCTGCAAGACGATGCCAACATGCGAGATTCGATCAATGCCATCTGATGGGAAGTCAAAGAACACGATGTCACCTGGCAATGGCGTGGCAACTTCGGCATCTTCCCACTTGCCTTTGGCTTGGAAGCCTTCTGCCCCTGACGGGGTATAGGTGCAGTTGGGAATCTTTACCCCCGCTTGTTTTGCCACCCAATTGACGAAGGCTCCACACCAGGGTTGGTTTGCCTTTTGATAGTGAGTTTGATTATCGGCAGGGCCTTCAATGAAGCCTTCTTCGCCTCGTGCCACATCAAGAAACTTATTGAGTTGAGCTGACATTTTGTTCCCCTTGCTTTGGTTTTGATTTGAGTCCATTTGCAGAGACTATCCCTGCCAAAGTTCCTGTGAGAAAGACCGTCAATGTCGCAACTAGGTCAATGAAGGCGGCATCATTGGGTGCTTGCTTCATCGGTTGAGTTACAAATACCAATGCCCACAGAAGCGAGAAAACCGATCCTGCAAAGACAATTGCAAGAATGATTCCGATGCTGACAATGAGTCGAGCGTGTAATTCTTCAGGCGTGTATCGCTCACGGCGTTTCATCAAATATCTCCGGAAGTAGGTCAGAGGTGCAGGTTCCTGTGATTTCGCATTGCGGCTTGTTGCATTCAGGCTTTTCCCAATTTTCAAACTCTTGGCATGGGTAGCGAACCCAACCCTGATACCCGCAACCGCTAAGAGTCAGAGCGAGTAAGAAGGATGCGATAAATTTCTTCAACTTGTCGCTCCAATCGTGCAACTGAATCCTTCATACTTGATCCGCCATTTGGCTTCAACTCATTCAGATAATGCTTGACAAGCCATCGAGTAATGGCAAGGAATGCTCCACCGATTGTCAAAAGAGAAACTGTGAGTGCTGCCCAATCTTGAACTGTCATTGGTTGACCTCTAAAACATAAACAAGCGCGGTTCCTGTGTTGGTAACTGCCCACACCTCTGTTGTCGCAGGAAGATGCATCACATCATGAGAATTATTGTCAACCTTGACACCGTTGGATGTGCTGACGGTGTTATCGCCACCGATCCAAATGTTGCCTGATTCATTGTGAATGTGAACTTCTCTGAAAATGTTGCCGGTTGCAACGATCTTTGTGGGTGAGGTTGTCACCGTCACTTGTGATGTGCGCATGTTGCTCCTTGATTGGGGTTGTGTTGACTGTTAAACTCAAAATATGGATAAAACTTTCTTCTTTATGGCAGGACTGCCACGGTCAGGAAGCACTCTACTTTCTGCAATCTTAAATCAAAATCCTGATATTTATGTCACACCTTCGGCTGACACAAGTTTTTTGATTCTTTCACTTTACAAGACTTCGCAGGTTTCAGAGTCTTATCACGCAGGGTTTGCCCCTGAAGGCTACCAAAACATTATGGCAAAGTTGCCCAATGCCTTCTATGAACACATTGATAAACCATACATCATTGACAAGAATCGCAGTTGGGGAACACCTGAGAACATAGAGGTTGCAGAACTCTTTGCTGAGAATGTCAAAATCATTTGTCCTGTCAGACCGATCCTTGAAATCCTTGCATCTTTTGTGCGGTTGGCTGAAGCCAATCCTGACAATTTCATTGACAAGTTTGTGCGTGATTATCCTGTAAGCCAATTTCGACCAAAGAACGATGCTCGATGTGATGCATTGATGGCTGCAAATCACCACATTGAGAACAGCATTTTTTCATTGGCATCAGCACTTGACCCAAGACATCAAGGCAAGTTCCATTTTGTTGCCTATGATGATTTGGTGTCCAAACCTGAGAAGGTCGTTCAGGCAATATATCAATTTCTTGAAATACCTGAGTTTCCACATCGGTTTGAGAACTTAAAATGGAAATTGATGCCCAATGAATCTGAAGTCTTTGGCATTCCTAATCTGCACGAAATTCGTTCCAAGATAGATCGGAGCAAAACTGATACATCTATCTTGTCAGAATATGTTCAGCGCAAATATAGTCATGTCCTAGACTTTATTTTTCCTGAAGGAATCAGAGACTTTGTGTAGCTTGCAAAACAGCAAGAATTGCTTCTGCCTTACGCTTCTCTAATGTTTCTGTACGGATTGCCTTGCGGCAGTCATCAGCAGCCCAAAGATCAGACAACAATTCAACATCGCTTAGACTTTCAACGGTGCCAATTACTGCATGCTTATCTGTTGCACCTTTGTATTGTTCAAGATGTGCAGGGTATTCAGTAGGCAGACTTTCAAGCATTCTTGTATACATTGCAATGTTTGCCTCATACTGTGCCACTTCAGCAATTCTTGCCTGTAATGGTGTGACTTGTGTTTCTTCTGTCATTTGTCTTGCTCCTTTTTTGAGTTAGTTATAGGAAGTCAACATCGCTACCATTGCCCGTTGGTATGGTCGCAGGGTCTGCATACTTAGTTCCAAAACCTGCTGACCACGGATATGCGGTAACTCTAGGTGAAATATAGTGAGAAATAGCAATACCATCGCCTGAATTTGTAAAAGCAACGCCTGTGGAAGTACCCGTTGGTAGCGTTGCAGGGTTTGCATACTTAGTTCCAAATCCTGATGACCAAGGATATGCCGACACGAAAGGTGTATTGCTGTGGCTGATGGCGATTGCATTACCTTGTGGTGTAAATGCCACACCGTAACTGTTGCCTGTCGGTGCAGTTGCAGGGTTTGAATACTTAGTTCCAAAACCTGCTGACCACGGATATGCAGCAACAAAAGGTGCCCCGGTAACAACAACGGCAATCGCATCACCTGAAGGTGTAAATGCTACATCAGCACCGTTAGCTCCAGGTAAGGTTGCAGGGTCTGCATACTTAGTTCCAAAACCCGCTGACCAAGGGTATGTGGAAATATAAGGTGAAGAAACATGAGGAAGGGCAATGACATCACCTTGTGGTCTAAAATTTAAGTTGTTCACTAGGTTGCTCGGTAAAGTTGCAGGGTTTGCATACTTAGTTCCAAAACCTGCTGACCAAGGGTATGCAGCAACAAAAGGTGAATTGAAGTGACCAATGGCGATTGCATCGCCTTGCGGTTTGAATACAACACCGCCGTAACCATTGCCTCCTGGTAGCGTTGCAGGGTTTGCATACTTGCTTCCAAAACCTGCTGACCAAGGGTATGCAGAAATAAAAGGTGTAGTTACATGAGAAACAGCAATGGCATCGCCTTGTCGCTTAAAGCCAACGCCGTATGCAGTACCTGTCGGTAAAGTTGCAGGGTTTGCATACTTAGTTCCAAATCCTGTTGACCACGGATATGCCGACACGAAAGGTGTATTTGGGTGACTGACGGCGATTGCAGTACTACCGGGCAATGCTGCAGCAAAGGTTCGATACGCACGCGCAGAGGCGTTTGCCAATGTTGAACTGATTGGTGACATCAAATCCCCTTATGCAAACTTCGTCTGTG